TTCCTTCTGCTGCTTTTTTAACAACATCATTAACGGCATCCCAAACTTTGCCTGCCATAAAACTGGCACATTTAGATCCATTGTCTTCGCCAAATGGGTGTGTTTCTCTTATGCCCTCTAGAACATCGTCTTCTAGCGGTTTCATAAGATCTTCCATGAGCTGTTGCCTAAACCCAAACTTTTCGCTTGAGTAGGCAAAAGTCATGACGTTGCGTTTAACAACTTTGCGCGACACACCATATGTACGCCAAGCTGCTGCTTCATCTGAAGTGTCAGAAGCAATAGCATCGTTAACTCTATCTGCAACAATCTGGTAAACATCAGCAGGCTTGTCTGCGTATGTTAAGTTAACTGTTGCACCACCTTTTTCGTCTCTGAGTGCTGCGCTGTAGTGTTGAACACCGCTATTAGCACCATCAACTGAAGGTGGTATGTGAGAGATATGATCGTCACCATTTTCGACATAGCCAGCAAAATCAATGCAAGCGGCTAAGAATAAAAATGGTTTGTCGGCTTCTTGCCATAGGCTTCTTGTTAGCCCTGGCTTTTTACCGATTAAGTACAAAGCACGCTGGTTTTTATTAACCCATGCAATGCGGTCATTGAGGGATTTTTTACTCACTTTGTCAAAGTCACCAGTGTTGGCAACATTGATGCAAAGCCAATAAGCACCAGTAGGTCCTAGTTTCTTGCCACGCGCAAATTGAAACAACGCACGTATGTGGTCAGCTCTTTGGTGGTTAAATGTTGGTATAGGGTAAAGACGACCACGGAAATCTAAGTTATGAGGCAAGTAGAACTTGTCGTGTTTAGCAAGCTCTTTAGCAGTATTAAGATCTGTAGACATGTTAACAACATCAGCATCAAAAGCTCTGTTGCGAAGTATGATCTTTTCTTTTGTCTTTTTGACGTGCTTGCGCTGCTTGCTATCAAGTTCCTCCCAGTTTTTAGTTTTGCCTGGGACTTTTAGCTTTGCTTGTCGTGGAAACTTGTTGATGACATCACCACGTTCCCATGAAGCAATCACTTGCTCAAGCACTGGTTTGTTGATCGCAAAAGGAGTTGACTGAACAGCGTTAAGTGCTCTCGTAATCCGATCCATAGATCCAGATTTAAACGCAGTGTCAATCAGCTCCTTTTGCTTGCTGTTAGCTCGTCTTACCAGAGGGACAAGACTAGCTAATTTAGGATTGTGGTAGCAGCCACTATTGAAAGATGTCCAAGGCTTTGGCTCAGACAGCATTGGTTTAAACAATGGCGACATCCACTGTATTTGGTCAGTAAGATCATCGACTAGTTTTCTACCTACTTCTGTTAAACCTAAGTTTTTGACGAAGAACTTCTTCTTCGGTCTATCATAAACTTCAAATAACCCTGATCCTGCTATCACAGAATTTAAAACAGCTTGACCAACATTTACTAGCTGCTCAGCAGTCCATCTTTCGACACCATAGCCTTCACGCCCAGCAACAGCTGACATAGCTTTAAGCCTATGGCGGCTAGAGTTGTGATTTTTGCGGGCCATTTCGAATAGACGCTTAAACAGCTTTGGGTTTTTAGATGAAAAATCTAAAGCCCATAATTCGACACAAACTTGCTTACCTATGTTGGTGCAAATGTTGGTCAAATCTGTAAATTGACCGACACCAATAAAGGCATAATTCAATCCAATATAAGCGATTGTGTCGTTGTTCAAGTTATCTAATGCGTAGTACCAGAATGGCTTGCTAGTAATGCGGCTTGTTAACTCTAAGTCTTTAGAAATTTGTTCAGAAACTAAAGGAATTGCTCCTTTAACTAATTTTGTGTCTACGGTTCCTAAAATACCTGTTTTAGAAAGTTGCTCTTCTTGAGTTAGGAATCTGTCTATTCCATCTTCGAGCATAGAGATCTCTTGTAGAGAATCCATTGCACCTCCATTCAACACTAATCTGCTTTAGTGCGGCTTCTTAAAGTCTTGACTTATTTGCTAGGATGTGCGTGTGTTCTTGCTATGTTCTATTTTACTAATTGGCGCATATAAGCGTCAAGATGAAACTGAAACTAGGCAGCTATTTGCCACCATTTGGGCGTTTTAGTGGCACGTGCCCATGAAGCAAAATAGGCTTTTTCTCCGCGGTAATACTGTCTGTACGCAGTTACAGCATTGCTGTGCTTATAGACGTCAGGCATGCATTGTGGTGGTCGTTTAAAGCTATTTGTTGGAATTGACTTCGGCAGCTGCTTAAGGGGTTTTACAAGCGACCAATATTTATGTGTCGTGCCGTAACGCTTCTTGTGCTCGCTGAGCAAAGCGACAAAAAGACCATAAGCCCATTTGTAGTTTTCAGACCCCGCACGTACCCATTGAGTAGATGGATGGTTAAGGTGCGCTATTTTGCACAGAGAGTGCTTGTCTGCATATTTGCTGCCGTCTAGTGCTCTGTGTGCAGTTGAGAGCATCTGGGCGGTTTCTAGGACCATTTTGACAGCATGCTTATCGCAGTGCATTTCTGCCGCTGTCGTGTAGTCATTTGCAAGAAAGAATATGTTCACGTAGATCTCCTTAACGACAAAAAAGTTTTGTGTTAGAAAATCTCGTGATTTGCAGCTGGATAGAGCACCAGACTACGAATCTGGGGGTCGGGAGTTCGAATCTTCCCGAGCGCGCCATTTTTTCACTGCTTTAATCACGAGATTGCCATTAGGAATTGACGGCGTCTAGCAAGTCCTGGTCGTCAATATGAGCATAACGTAGTGTTGTAGTTATGTTCGAGTGACCAAGCATTCGCTGTACCATCGCTATATTCTTAGTCTTTTTCAGCATGCGCGTCGCAGTGGTGTGCCGCAACGTGTGCAGCACAAATTGTGCATCCTTAGAAAGACCTACTTCCTCACGAACCTTAGCCCAAAATCTGTGGACTTGATGTCTTTTGATCTCGAATGGTACGTGAGTTTCTAGTAAAGCGCGTGCTTCAGGTGTTAAAGGTACTGAACGCGCTTTGCCTGTTTTTGTTTTCCACAGTCTAACCCAATCTCCATCAAGATTTTCTTTGGTTAGACCAAGCACTTCACCTCGGCGCATGCCTGTATCTATTAAGATACGCGCGAGCGCTTTCATTTCTTGCCTATGTTTTCTTGCTATCAAATAGTCAGCAGAGTCTATAGCCGCAAATACTTTCTCTTCTTCGTTTGGAGACAGCCAGCGAACACGATGGGGTGAAGGCTGTTTGCGTGAAAAATATGGCAATTTGTCTATTAGGTTTCTTTGTTTTGCGTAACGCAGCAACGTACTAAGAACACTAATATTGTGGTTTATAGACGTACCAGTCATAGGCTTGCCACGATGTGTGATTACTTTTTCAAGACCTTCTACGTACTTATCGACCATCTGCGTGTCGATGTCTTTAATATCAGGATCTTTGAGTATCTCTACACATCTTCGAGCCTGCGAATGAAAGGTTTTGCAACCTTCTTTGTCCTTCCACAGCTTCATGCCAGCTTCGTTTAGAAGCTCACTTAGTTTCATTGTTTTGCTCCTTATAAAGTGAAAAAACACCGGTCCGTGATTGGACCAGTGCATTAGATGATAAAAATTGCGTCTGAAGTTATTGCCAGCTACCTGTGCGCATTTGGGCTGCAAGCTCTTGTGCGCGCGATCCAACTTGGGTGGACCACCTGCTGTTGAGCAGCTCGGCTGCCGCTGTGTCGTAGTCCGACTGTTTTAGCGCTGCCATTGCGTTTTCGAATTTGAGTGCTGTTCCTATACCCACATTGAAGACAAAGTTGATCAATGCCGCACGACGGACAGGATCTAGTGTCTCTGACCACGGCATGTAGTGCTTGAGTTGTTGCTCTACGTTCTTGACGTCGTTTTCTAACAGCACTAAGGCTTCTTCTTTTGTGATGCCAACGTCTTGTAGGTTCCGACCAACGCCTATTGTCAACTTGTCTGATGTGCATTTATAGGGTTTTAACTCCATGCCTTCGTGTCTGATTAGTTGTTCAAGTAGTTTATCGATGTGCTGCTCCATTAATTATTTACTGACCCCTTTAATCTTTTCTGCTGTGCGAAGACCACCAAGGCCAAGCATGCCGAGCAAGACAGTCATAAGGCTGTCCATGTCAAATACTGGTAATTCTGGAATTTCTACGCCGAGATAAGCACAAACAAACATAGTCACTGGCGCGAATATAAAGTGCCAACCCATTGCACTAGCTAAAATCCATCCTAAAAACGGACGCCAACCAGCAACAAAAATTGAACGGTGCTGCGCTTCTGCTTTGTTTATTTCTAATTGACCTTTTGCTAACTCTTGAGCGTGCCTTTGCGACATCGTAGCTATCTCATGTGCTAGCTTGGCCTTTTCGTCTGCGTCTGGAATAAATTTATCCAGCAACCCTGTTACAGGTCCTATGAGTGCTTGAAGCATTATTTCTTTCCTTCGTGATTTATCCAGACAGCAAACATGCCACTAAAGCACCCACAGATTGTGGATACGAAAGCCGTTTGTTGTGTAGTTGCTGATGGCCCAAGAGACATAAACCAGTCGGCGCAGTTCCACGCCATTAGGGTTGAAGCTGCCATCATGATTCGCGGGAGGATCTTAAGAGCTAAGAACTGTTCTGCTGTCATCATGTGAGTGTTCCTCGTTTAAGAGGAATACATTTGTATGACATAGCCTTAAAGTTAGGCATGTAGCGGTTTAGGTCGCTTGCCATTTCCATCGCCCTAGCTACACAGGCTTTCTCTGAAAGGATCGGGTGGCGTGTGTTCTCCATCTCGAGACAGTTCGATGGGTCTATGAGAGAGCATACAAGGACTAGCGTCTTAAACATTACTAGCCTCCAGTAAAATGTATACGAATAGACAAAGGGCAAAGACACCAAGGCATATGCAAGCCGCCCAGTAGATAAAAAGGAGAATGTCGTCTTGGCGTTTTATAGCGAGACGCTTGGCTTCTGCTGCTGCTTCGGCTCTTTGTCGTCTGGCTTCAGCGCAGAACTTTACGTAGTCAGGGTACATATTCGCCCTGCCGTATAGCTGCATCATTGAGCGTAATTCGTCTTCTTTACGTTTGAGTTCGTCTAAGGCAAGAAACTCTTCTAAGTCAGACTTACTACCGTCTAGGTTACTACCTTTAGATGCTGCCTTCTTCTGAACTTCGTCTTTGTTTAGAGTAAAGTCTGAGATTGCTTTACCAGCTTTGGCAAGGTCTGAACCATTCTCAACGCATTTCTTGATGATTGCGAAGGCTGCATTAGCCGCCGCGAGTTCTGCTAACATGAGCGTCTCCTAAGAGTTACGCTCTCCCTCAAGATAGTCTGCCATCAGCTTTTGTAAGCCAATGGACAGCAGCTTACATTTAGTATTTTCGTCTAATTCAACGACCATAGTCGCAGAGCCGTCCTCGCGTTCCACGAGATCGATGATATTAAGTTCATTCATTATGCTTCCTTGGGATTATAGTTTCATAAGCAATGAACCAGCGAGACCAACGATAACAATCGTTGACGCCATGATCATTGCTTCGAGACGCCATAGCCGCTTGTCGAGGCCAGTAAGTTTGTCTTCTACGGCAGCGTAGCGGATAGCGCACTCTTTCTCGTGTGCCTCAAGTTCAAGGGCGACACGAAGTTCTGGGGTTACAGACTGCTCTAGTTTCATTCTGGTGCTGCCGGAGCCATCTCAGCAGCTTGTGCCTCTGCGTTTCGCACTGCTGCGGTCTTTACGACATCATTGTCGAAGGCGTAGGCAACGATAGCTTCTCTTGTCGCTGGTACTTGTATGCCGTTGTCGAGGCAATGCTGGACTGTTAGCTGCACGATTTCGTCATTGGCAATCCTTGCACGTTCAGTCACTGCGTTCTCAGCCCAATCAGACGGAGACAATGCAGCGTATTCTAGTCCTTTGAACTGAGTGTCCGTCAGTTCGATTGTTATTGTTTGTGTCATTGTTTTTACTCCGTTTAACCTATTAGATAGCCTGAAAAATAACCTGAGTTATCCAATGAAGAGTTAGCGTCAAAAGTCGCAACCAATTTGATAATATCGTTAGCACTTAGAGACAATGCAAAAGCGGCACTAATACAAGTCCACGAAGTTGAGGAGTATTCTAAGAAACTTAGCCCTGAAGGCGTTGAGCCATTTACTCTACATTGAATTGAAATGTAACTTGAACTTGGTCTGTAGACATTTAGGGCAAAAGCAAACCAATATGTTCCGGCAACTGGTGCAGTAAATTGGCTTGTCGAAGTGTTAAAATGATTACCAACATTTACTGTAGTTGCCCCAAAAGTAATAGGGTCTATTGGACTTGAAGACGATGTTTGGTATGCAGATTTTCTAGCACTAAACGCTGGCTGATACGGCATCGTCACACGGCCTGATGTGTCGATGGTCATGCGGCTTACATTGTTGGTAATCAAATTCAATGGGGTATTAGCAGAAGACCCCACCCTTGAGTCTGACCCTGAGACAGATTGTATTATAGTTTCTGCGCCACCACCGGCTGACTGAACCGCTATAGTTTCAGTGGTGTTCACTGGCCCAACTTTCAAAAGATAGTTCGGATTTGAATTGCCAATGCCCACGTTGCCGCCGTTATCGATGCGCATACGTTCGGAAGCACCCTGCGAAAAGGTCATAGCCGTTCCACTAGAGCTGGTTGCTAAGTTGCTTGCAATGACTTGGTTAGCAAAAGTCGTTGTGCCATATTGATCAACCGTAACAGCGGCAGTACCATTACGGTCAGTCAGGATTGCTGTATTGTTTCCCAAAGAGCCGTTGACTTGTAAGTGTGCGTTGGGAGAAGCAGTAGAGATGCCCACGAAGCCGCTGCGCTCCACAATAAATCTGGGTGTTGAGGTTGAATTATCATCCCAAACTTGGAAGGCTTTAGTTCCGCTTCCTACTGCTACGTCTAGACCCCCAGAAGTAAAACTTGAAAATGCTGTGGCAGAAGCTGAACCTACAACAGTATTTCCAAGCACGTGTAGTTTTCCATCTATTCCAGAAGAAAGCCCAATGCCTACGTTGCCGCTGTTGTCGATGCGGAGGCGTTCTGTGTTGTTAGTGCTAAAAATCAACGGGTAAGGGTCTTGAACCGTAAGAGCTGTTCCAGAAGTTCCGTTATTTGCAATTTCAAACGCAGAAGCCCCTGTCTTTGACATAACAAACTTAAAGTCAGAAGAATCTCGTAAAACTAGTTTTGCAGACGGGGCTGAATCACCAATACCAACATTACCGCTGCTGTCGATTTTTAAATCAACATTACCTTCAGCGTCTAATGTCCCATCCTTAAACTCAAACCCTGCGCCGTCCATTAGTATTTTGCCGACACCACCAGCGGTAACATCAAAAAACAGCTTAGGCGACTGCCCACGCAAAGTAATGCTTCCACCATTTGTCGTGTCGGTAATTTGAACGGTTGGATTTGTTGCGGTGGTGGCGTTGCCACCGATTGTAAGTTTTGATGTGGGAGAGACTTCACTAATGCCCACGTTTCCAGAGCCATCCACAGTGATGTCATCGTGATTAGGAATGCCAAGGCTAGTTAGCGTTGGGTTTGCTGGCACGTTGTCCAAGGCTGAAGACACAACGTCCCCATTCGCGTCCAGTAAGGAGGCGAGGTCATTCGCTTTTGTCATGTTGGGTTACTCCGAAGGCTTTGGATTAGCGTCTTTGACCGCTTGAATTGCTGCTGCCATTTCTTCTGGGAATACACCAGCGTGAAACAAAGCATCTAATTGGTCGCCAATAGAAGGGTACTGCTCCGTGCGTCTTTGGCGGTACATAACAGCATCTACAGCAGCCAGTTCCGCTTCTGGTATCGGTGGGTTGACTACCTGTTCTGCTGCTATCTGCTCGTCATAGTCGGCAGCGCGATACTCTACTGTGCCATCGCTATTTGTGAATTTTACAAATCCTGACATTTATACCCCCTATCAATAGTAACGAGTTGTTGAAGATGTGTTCGTGTAGGAGAGAATATCTGGCTGAGTGCTTAGAGAATAACCGTTCATATTAGTGCCTAAAGTCATACTGTATGCACTGTAATCGCTGTCGATGGTAAAACACATATAGTTATCACTGGAATAATAGACATCTTGTATTCCGTGAGTACCTAGATTTGAGTAGCCGTGATATTGAGATGATTGCGTTCCTATGTAGGCAGAGTAAGCATAACCCGTTAAAATAGTATTTACTCTTGCCCCAGTATAACTCTTGTGACCAATGATGTGGGCGTAATACATGATATTGGTGTTGCGCCGTATATTCGTCTTCACTTGAATATAAGGGCCGGTTCCATCGCCACTGAAGAATATCTTGGATTCCCAACCATTGTCCCCCTTTTGGGAAACTACACCATTGCTTTTGATGCGGAGGCGTTCCGCTCTAGCACCAGAATCACGACTAGCAAACACAAAATCTGATGCAGTGTTACCAGAGTTTTGAACACCTCCAATGTACCATTCGCCATTTGATTCTGTAGTGAATGACATTATGGCATTATTAGATGCCCCACTAGTGCTGTTTTTTAAACTTAATAGAGTGTTAAACGCTGATGTTGATGGATTATATGCAGTTGAGGAATCATTCTGGACGTTTAATTTAACACTAGGAATCGTAGTCCCAATGCCCACCCGACCGATGCTGTCGATGGTCATCTGACGGGTTAAGCCACCAGCAGCCGCTTGTGTATAAAACCCCAAGCCAGTGTCGTTGTTTGTGCCTCCAAAAGCCTCAAACCCAATGGCAGATTCTGCACTACCATTATTTGACAGGCCTACAATTCGTGTTCCGTACCCGCTGGTCTGCGCCCCAGTTACATCATCTGACAAAATAATTGCATCGACGTTTGCGCCAGATGTTCTTGAGACCTTGGTTTCAAGTTTTGCGCTCGGACTGCTCGTCCCAATGCCCACGCCGCTATCTGTAATGACCATTTTATCATCACCAGACGAATGTGGCGCATCAGTAGAACCAATGTTGTTCCTAAAATGTATTGAGCCTGTGCCTGATGTAGACCCGATGTAAACGTTGTTACTGTCAAATCCTATTTTACCAATGTTGCCAGAGGAAGGGCCGTAGTCAATGTAACCAGTGACATCCACGCCTGTGGCTGTGGTGGCGAGTTTGAGTGCGTTGTTATGGAATAAGTTGACTGCACCACCAGTAATGAATTGCGCTTTGTTCTGAGTAACAGCAGCATCGGTCAATGCAATAGTGCTGTCTGCGCCAATATAAAGAGAGCCAGTTCCTTGTTCTGTTATTACGCTGTCAGCACTATCGTGATAAATCTGCAAGCCACCAGAACCAAAGATAGCCCTGTTGTTATTGCCAAATGAAACATCACCAGTGACCGAACCGCCAGTAGTCATTAGCGCACCAGCGGCTGTTACGTTGGCTGTGTCAGTTACGTCTGCGCCAGCTTCGATACCGTCTAGCTTTGTGCCGTCTGTAGCTACATCGCGTCCGTCCACAGTTCCTGTGACCGTCACATTGCCAGTGACATCAATACCAGCAGCGAAGTCTACGTTGCCTTGGAAAGCACCACCGTTGGTCGCTGAGACCATATCGGCAGTAGTGAACGACTTGAACGCAACTACATTGATTTCGTCACCGGATACTGCTGCTACTGCGAGTGTAATAGTCGAGCCGTCTGTGGCTGTGTAGTCAGTACCATCTTCAAGAACGACACCATTCCGTGTAACGATGAGATTGTCCACAGTATAGCTGAGTGTATTGCTGTTGTCGTCTGCGCCGCTGAAAGCAGTCTGGGCTGCTGTTGCAGTGAAGTTGTAGTTAAGAAGAGAAGCCCCACCAGCGGAACTTGCGGCAATCCAGTTGCCACCATCGTAAACCCGCATTTCGTTTGCAGTGCTTGAGAAATACAGCGCACCTGTTATTAGAGCGTTACCGTCATTGTCGACAGTCGGGTCGCTTGCGTAGCTACCTAAGTAACGATCATCGAAAGTATCCAAAGTAGCTGCTGCGGCTGCTGCGCTTGATGCTGCTGCAATTTGGCTGTTAGAGGCTGCCGTGGCTGACCCAGCCGCTGCAATGACATCGAGGCCAGTCTGAACACGGTCTGCGGCTGTAGCAACGGCATCTGCGGCTGCGTCTGCTGCCTCGCTGGCTGCGACTTGTGAGTAGTGTTTCGCTGAGTATTCTGAGCCGTCTACGGTTGATCCAAGAAGGGTTGACCACTCTTTAGATGCACCATCGCCGCCTGTGACACCTGTGCCGCCTATTGCCCATGCTTTAGAAGCGTAGTCTGTACTGTCTACGAGACCAATGGTCTTTACGGCCCAGTCTTGGGCGTTGGTTGCACTATTCGCAGAATTAATAGATGCTGCTGATGCTGTCGATGCGTCCGAAGCGGCGTCTGCTGCACTAGAGGCAGCAGCATTTTCACTAGCTAAAGCGGCTGCGGCACTGGCGGCAGCGTTGGTTTCTGAAGCTGCTGCGTTAGTTTCTGAAGTTGCAGCAGCGGTTTCAGAAGCTGCTGTTGTTGTTACATAGCCGTTTAGTGTTGTTACAAGAGATTCTATCTGTTCTGGATCTTCACTGACTACTTGAAATACTGAACTAATTGGCATCTGTTTTTACCTTAATTTAAAAGATCTTGTTCAAAGTTGAACGATGGTTGAACAGACGCATCAGCAGTTAAAGAGTCTGTAGCGTCAGCCAATGAGGCGACGTCTGCATAAATCTTGTTGTATACGTCTTCAAATTGAGGTTTGCGTGAGTCGTTAAAATAATCAGCTGCGTACATAACGGCGGCATAAACGACTAAATCTGGACAAGAAACTGAAAGCGTATTTGTGTCAGTGTTGTTTACAAGTGGTGTGTCATCTGCGACATACATCACCCAAAACTTATGTCCTGTTTGTGGTTTAGGCTTAAGCTCAAATGTGTTTTTAATGCGCGTGTAAAACTTTGGCTCCCCAGAAGCTGGGTGCTTTTTGCTTAAATCTAAAAACTTGCGCAAAGGCACGCGCTCTAAAATGCGCTCTTCGTCAAAAATATAAATTAGCTCTAAGAAATCACCTTGAATAAAATAGGTGCCAGTAGTGCTATCAAAAATGGCTGGTGTTGTTGTACCAGCAACAATTTCGTGTTTTTGTTCAAGAGAAGGTAGGCGTAGTGTTCTTAGCAGACGGCGTTGCGCTTGTGTAACAAACGTCGCTGCAAGAGCGTCGGTGCAGTCATTACGGTTAATTAAGTCAATGACGTCTTGCTTAAGGTCTGCAAAAGTTGCCATGTTAGATCCTCTTAGAAGTCGTTATAAAATGGTCCATGTCGTGCGTTTTAAGCCACTTAACAATGTCTTTGATTGGCGCTTTGTAAACGTCGACACCCTCTTTGAGCATCTGCTCAACAATAACAACTGGGATAGATGCCATCTTTAACATCTCGCCACTTTGTGTGTATCCGCCAGCTGTCTTTTGATCTTGTAGTTCTTGTAGAAACTCTGATGAAATTTCTTGGCTTCTGGTTCTGTAAAGACCATCAGCGTCTTGGGCGACTGCCATATCAGCGTCGATCAATGTTTTATTCATTATATCTCCTTGGAAATGAGTGCGAGTGCCCTCCGTAAGGAGAGCACAACCGGAGGACACCCGCACAAACTTGACTAGCTCAGATAGCGGATCAAGCCTGAAGCCTTGTAGTTGGTGTGCTTCAGACCATACTCGGTCACCATCATGTGCATGTCTGCATCACCTGTCTTCGCGAGAAGCTCACGAGTCATTGGGCGTAGTTCGCAGATCTTCCAGTTTGCTGGATCATACATGAGAGCTACTGATGTCTTCATGAAACGGTTCATTACGACACGCTGCTCACCATAGGGCGAAATGTAGACGTCAACGACATTCATCAGCGTGCGACCACCGTTTACAAAGTGCTCCTGGCGTGCGTTGCCTGAGCCTACTGCAGAACGTGTGAATCCAGCGATGACTGTTGAGTCGGCTGGTTTGATCATCAATACTGATGCTTCTGCACCTTCGTCATACAGCTTTTGGCCGAGGTTCAAGATGTCCTGCTCAGAAAGCGCCGCTGGTGTACCAGAAGTACCTGCATCTTCGATGACAGCTGAGTTAATGACATCGACAGAACCTGCGTCCTGACCGTGTACGTTAGCAGTCAAACGAGCTGTTGATGATGAACCAGCAGCTGCGTCGTTGCCATTTGTGGTACGATCGCCAACGAGGTTAAATTCAATGTCACGCTTAAATTCTGCAGCTTTCTTTGAGAGCTGGTAAGCAGTTTCTTGTGCCCGCCCGTATGCATCAATTGCATCGGCAGTTGCTGAGATTTTGATGGTCTTTGACTGGATCTGTGTGTAGTTAGACCGCATGACTGTTGGAGTCAGAGTCAGATCTGCAGCAGTAAAGCCTTCGACCTCAGCATTTTCTGCGGTTGCAGAAAGCGAGTCTTCTTGCCATTGGTACAGAGTGTTTTTAACAGACTCTTTGCCAATTGATGACAGGAAAGGTGTAGTTGTAGGTGAAATATTTGAGATGATGTCGGAAATATCTTCTTTGATTCCGATCTGATTGTACGTGGTATATGTAGCCATTGATTCCTCTTATAGGGCTAAAGATTAGTCACTAGCAGACCATCGCGCTAAAAATGCATCCCGTGCCGCGTCAGTTGTGCCAGACTTTGCAAGAGCAGTCATTGCTTGCTGCTTGGTTCGCGTGGCTTGGCTTTGTGGTTTGGTTGCACCAGGTTTAAGTACTCGTTTAGGTGCTTTAGTACGCTTTTTGACGGCAACTTGTTTGCCTTGATCGTACTTCATAGCTTTCAACACCAGTTTGATGGCGGCAGGATCTACAAGTTGATCGATGTCTTGCTGGCTAATGCCTTGGCTAACACCATATTTTCTGATCTTGTTGTAAAGTTCCTCTGACCATTCAGGGATTTCTTTTTGTAAAGTGTTGATCGCTTCCGCTGCTCGCTGTTTCAGTTCCTGCTGGCGAGTTGCTTGGATCATCTCCAAATACTTATCTGACTCTTGATTAAGAAATTGGTAGTCGTCATATGCTGCTTGTGCTTCTTTGCGAAGTTGCGCAAAGTCTTCAGGCTCCATTTGACGAGATGCTAGTAGCATATCAATCTCTGCGTATGGCTTCAGCTTTTCCTCAGCTTTTTCCAACAACGATTTCAATACAACTGCGTTCTTCTGTACCTCTTGATCTAGAGTTTTGCGTAGTTCTGCTACTTGTTGAGATTTTTTAGTAAGCGACTTTTCTTGACCGTATAATCGTTTCAAGTCTTTAACAGATACTTCGTATTCGTCTTCTCCAACTTTGACTTTGGTGACAAGATCATCAGCTGCTAATTCAACTTCATATTCTTCATCATCATAATCGTCATTTAGATCGACGTCATCGAGGTCTATTTCTTCACTTTCGACAACTTCATAGTCTTCAACATCCTCTGAGCTTTCGCTTACTTCTTCTTCAGAGTCTGTTTCGCTTTCATCTTCGTGTTCCGATGTCTCCGGTTCTGGAGAGTCTTCCCAACGTTTCATAAAAGCATTGATTGCGGTGTCCACTGATGGACCTTCAGGGTTCTCGGAGACGCTATTTTCAGTAGTCTCGGACATATATTACTCCTTCGCCGAAAGGATCTGATTTTTCATCATCACCTTTTGGTTCAATGTGTTAACGATTTCTTGCATTGCCCGCGCAGAATGATAAGCGACTTCGCGCTCATCGTTTTGTAGCGGATCAGTAGAGAAAAAAAGGCTTACATATTGATCGAGTAAGCCGTTGACGGTTTTAGTAAACGCGTCATTTCCGAGCAGCACCTCTGCGTGAGTACCCTGCTCAATTAGTTGTTGGTCTTCCATAGTCTCTCCTTGACCTAATTAAAATTTCCAGCAACGCCTGGCTGCAACGCACCTATGAATTAGGACTGATGATTGCGGTACGATCCGTTGCAGGCGTTGATTTAGCGAGCTCAAGCTCTTTGTAACCAATGTCTGCGCGTACTTCTGAATCGAAGTCTTTGCGTTCTTCAGCGCTGTAAGACGCAGCAACACTTGCTTCGGCTTTCGCTTTATCAAGTTCAATGCGTGCTTGTTCAATTTGTGCTTTAAGTTGTAGCTCTTGCTCTTGCAGCGCCACTTTGCGCTCTTCGAGTTCCATTTGCTTCATCTGCATTTGCATCTGCATTTCAGCTGCTGGATCTGGCTGTGGTGGCTCGACTTTGTCTGGCGAAGTAAGGTATGTGTCGACATCCTTAATTCCGGCATTGAGCATTGCTTGCCGAACCATGGCATATTTGTTTTGTGCCGTGTAAAACGGCTGTATGCCTGGATCTTGTGAAAGCATTGCATGAAGCTGTTGAAACTTTTGTGCTTCGCGCTCAGTTTCGCCGTAGCCTAGCTTGAACGATACTTCTACGTCTTTTCGTTCTGCCCAATCCTTAGGATCTATTTGGACATAATTGCCTGCAACATCGACTACCTTTTGGTAGCTTTCGTTTTCAATTGCTAGACGGTACACTTCCAAGAAGAGTGGCTTTAAAAACCCATTGGCAAAATTGCGAGCAATGATTTTGGAGCGTTGCTGTGACAAGCTCACAAGATTTTCAACCATTGCAGCAGAGTTTTGCTTGCTAACAGCGTCTTTATTTAAACCCTGCGACAGCTTAGAAATACCCGATGTATTTTCGGAATCTTCTTCGAGCTGCATTATTGTTTGGAAAATAAAGGGGTTTAGCTGGTTTTGAAGAAGTGGCTGCACACCATCTGGGCGAGTCACATTAACAATACCACCAAGACGATTATCTAAAAGCTCGCGCGGATTTGACAATGCACCTTTTTGCACAAGGTACCTTGGGTTTGTAGTTACAGATGCGTGGTCTAAAATTGAACGCATTAGAGCTGTGCGAGCATTCTGAGTAGGCATTAACTTGTAAGCAAAGTTTTCGCCGTGAAATGAATGCGGAACAGGTATAGGCGTAAATACAATAAATGGTCTGCGATCTACTTCTTCTAAATCAAGAAGAGTAGTTCCAGCTGACACAACTTTATATAAACGAGCTTCACCGTCACCTTCCATGTCTGCTTCGACATAAGACTCATAAACGACCACTTGCTTCATTTGCTCTTGGCGGTTGTGTTCGTCTGGCGACAGTTTTTGTGGACCTACCTGCTCATGACGATAATAACGCTCAGAGTAGTTTTCACCCAGCGGGTCTTCGTCGCTTGCAATAGTTTCAATAATGTCAGGATCAAAGCCCATAGCAATCAAGTCGGCTTTACGCATTGTGCGTCTGTGCGCAACAAAACCGTCTGTGACGCTTTTAGACATTGGGTTAATAATAAATTCTTCTGGTGGCACAATTTCAATGCACACTTTAGATTTGTTTGTGCTTTTACGAATTACACCAGACAGCAAGCCATCTTCGTCGTTAAGCGACTGCAAACCGTCAACATTCGGGTCAGCCATAAGGCCATCAAGTTCATCTGAAGTTAAGTCTTCAAATTCTTCTTCGACTAGTTCAATGTTGTTGTCCCAGTAGACTTTCGCAATACCATTGCGTGCCATAAGCCCATCGTGAATAATATCTCTGTAGATAGAGAAACCATCGTTTTGCCGATGAATGATGTAGTTCGTGTATGTTGTGCAGACACGAGCCATTTCGACATCTTCTGGACCTTGAGCAGAAAACTGAACGACGTCGGTTCCGGCAGAAAAGGTTTCTAATAGAAGCGCTTTTAAACCCTCAACGCCATCGTACACATCTTGTGAAACGTAGCTGCTGTTGCCGTTTGATTGGCGCTCAGGCAGTTCTGCGTGATAGTAACGCAGCATCTGTTGCCGTTCATGGCTAAGATCGCCGTCGGAATATCCGATGGAGCCTTTGATCTCGTCTCTAACGAGACTGAGCAGCTCATCTTCACTCAGTGCTGTAAATGTCTCAGCCATTAGATTGCCTCGCTGTAATAATCATCATAAATTTGGACAGGCTCCCAGCCTTGCTGGTGCCCATAGTTTGCAAACGCAAGCGACATCACGCAGTCGTCATGGCAGCCTGCTTCAGCTTCCATGCCTCCAGTTTCTGTCTCGATATAAGTAAGCATTTCGCGCAAAGTCACTTTGTCGTGGATTTCAAGTTCATCCATGCGAAGCGAAGCTCTAAGCTCGTTGATCACTAGTGGTTTGCTTTTTGAAGTTGTGGAAAAACCTAATTTAATGGTTTCTTTGTCGCTTATTTTGTCGACAACAATTTCAGTGTGAAAGTTAGAATAACCGTAATCTTTGTACAAACGTGTGCACGTTAAAAGACCGTGGGAGTTGCTTTCACAAATAATATACGCGTCGTTAAAAAACTCACCCAAACGCAAAAGAACATCTGCAAAATAATCAGGATGCACATGACCTCTGAATGTTGCGACATGTCGCTTTTTGCTGTCTAGCACTTGGGCAACGGAATAGTCACCGCCGCGTATACCCATGGCAACGTCAGCACCTATTGTGTACATCTCACCTGGATCGACATCTTTATAAAGAGTTAATTCACCTCTAGGATGTTTTACCCATGTTTCGTCTTCTAAAGCCATGCGAGCTACTGGCTCATTGGCTTTTTCCAGAAACTCTAATATTTGGTCTGGATTAAATATAGGTCGCCCTGACGTTAAAAAGGCTTCGTCAGCATCAGACGGATATTCCTGCCTAAACAAATCAATACCGTTTTGTGCTACTTTTTTGCGTCTAAATGCTAGCTGCTCATTTGTTAACTGGTATTTTTTAATAAGCTCTTCTTCTTCAGGCGTATAATCAGATCCATAGACCCACGGCTCTTGGTATTCTTCTTGAATATACCAAGGCAAAAATACTGGTATAAAACCGTTGGTGCCTTCACAAGCGCCTTTCCATAAATCATAGAATTTGCCTGAAACGCCATTGGCGGTTGATTCGATAAAGACTGCTGTGTTTGGCTTGTTAGGCACAGCCTGCATAATAGCGTTGAAATTTTCTTCGGCAGTTGAATGCGACCAGAAAGCAAGTTCTGATAGATGCGCAACAGTGACTGTTTCACCTCGCGCAACTGACTCACCACCAGCCGTCGCAACAACGTAAGAGCTATCTAAGATGTCAAAGTTTAGCTCTCGTCTTGAAGAGTATTTTGTGTGTGGCTTAATAGGATCTGGGCAGTTTTCGTGATAGCGCCTTGTCATATCGAACAAAGCTCTGGTGCTGTCGGCGTGGTGGGTCACAACTAAGCCACGTTGTGCTTTGCGTTGTGACAACCACCAATATAGCCAACCACCGACCATTGTAGACAAGCCCATTTGGCGGGCTTTTAGAATAATGACGCGAACTTTGCCTTCATTTTTAAACTGCTCTTCAACTTTTTCTAAAAGACTTTGTTGTGCTTCATTAAGTTCAAGGGCAGTTACGTCGCCGTCTTTTGTTCTAATTTTGAGAACGTTTTTGGAATAAAATCCAAAGTCATCCCTCAATTGCTTCCTGATCTTCTGTGCTTTCGCTGTTGTCATCTAGACTTGCCAGCCACTCTTCAGCGACCGCCTTTACTTCATGCTTGTTCACGGGCTTCTGCTTGGTGAACTCCAAAAGAGCTTTTGCTGCACCAGCTTTAGTGGTGGCAGCATCAGGTCCTTCAGCGATCTCAAGCAAAACTGTGACAGCGCGCTTGGCAATATCGTCGTCAGACGGTAGTAAACCTTGTTCAATCATTTGCTGTACTTTCTGTTCTGCTTTAACTCGTAATTGTTCACGAACTTCAGCAAGTTTATCGAGTTGGCGACCCCAGCCATCTGGTACTCCGACTGGTCTATGATTTTTTGCGCCTACTGTTCGAAGGTGCTCCAGATGTCTTTCCCACCTTTCGCCGCCCTCCAGCTTCATCCGTTTTATCGGATGCATGTGCATGTTCTTTTCCGTCCATGCTGGTTTTATCTGGGGTGCTGCCACTAGGCGTTTTGACTTTGGATTTATCGTCGCTTTCGGTTTGTCCATTTTGAACAGCTCCTTGCAGTATGACTGCCATGTAGTTGCGCACCATCATGTATGTTTGCGATGCGCTTTTAACTAAAGATGCTGGAGGCATAGCGTTAATAAACTCTTGCCCCATGTTAATTCGCGCTTGTTTGGTAAAGCGCTCGTCTTTCATCATTTGGTCGAAAACTTCGATAAGCTGATATAGCTCGTAAGATTTCAATTTGCTCTCCTTAGGTATTTTATGACAATGCGTAGAAGTTCGGTTCTGCTTCTTGTCCGAATGTCATTGATTTTTGTTGCTCGATTTGCTGAAGCACATCTGCCATTGGGCGCTCTGCGGTTTGTGAGCCTTCTGGTGTCGTTATGTTGTAACGAACAGACATTGAATTTGGATCTAAGCCGTTTGCCTCAAGTATCTTTTGATAAATTGGCTGAGCTGCAATCTCTCTCAAAATCTGCCAGTAAAGCTGTCGCATGAGTTCGCCGTTTTTAGCGTGCACAGCAAAAGCGTCATGTGTGTGCATAAAGCCTGTTGCTCCATTAGCACGAAGACGTTTTGCAAGTTCGCGTTGAACGTAAGCGTCTAAAGCGTGGTTCAAAAAGGCAGCAAAGCCTGTGATAGCTTTCTTGTCTTCAAAAACTGGAACGGCAATGTTCTTGTCTTTGTCGATGCTCCATTTTACGCGCTTCTTTGCACTGTCTGGCAATTTGCCTGTATAGACAGCAACGTCTCCGTCTGGAAGAGGAACACGCACAGCAAACATATCTTGCCCTTGCATGTTGTACATTGTGCTAGCAATTGACTTTGCGACACCTTCTGCCATTGCAGCGCCTGGGAACCGTGTGTCGAACTGCAACTCAAGATCGTTTTGAATTTGCTTCAAACTGTCTTTGATTTGCTGCGGCCATTGGCCACTCTCGTCACGCTCGGCATATGCAGGCACTGACTTTGCTATCTCATCTGCACCAGATTTGAGTGCTGTGAGCTTAACTTGGCCATAACTGCGCCGATTACTAATGAATTTCTTAGTAATCTTGCGTGTTTTAGTTTGTGGCAAGTCAAGTGCACGCTGAAGATACTCGGCACCAGGGCGGTACAAATCGCCACCTGGTCCATCTGGGTCCATTGGTCCAATGTTAGTTTCTTGGGCCAAATTGGCGTCGCCAGTAAGCACAGCGTGTAGCTGGTATGAAGATGATGTTCCATCGAACCAAACAGGATAGCTTGATCTGAAGTCTGCCAAAGCCTCTTGAGACTGTGGCATCATAAAGAGCTCGCTTGATGGGATCTTTTTAGCACCTGGTATAATATTTTCCAGATAAGACCTCATGCGCCCTAGTTCGATGGCTGCACGCTGTATTTCAAAGCCGTGATCTGCAACGTCAAACAATGCGTGGTTCTTTTGGTAAAGAGTAGTTCCGCTTTGCTTGTCAAGAAACAGCTTTGGCGTGCCTCCGCGTGTGTGGCTAAACACATAGCTTCCATCCTGACCATAGGCATTGACCAAATAGTCGATAAGAGGCATGTCTAGATCTGACTGCGGAATAGCATCGCTAGCTGGACGACCAGCAAGCTGCATATACTGCCCGACTGTGCCAAACAAAAAGCCGACACGTTCATTGTACGGAAGTTCATTTGAAATGCCGAAATGATCGCGCATGCTATGAAGCATTTGCTCAAAGCCAGTTTCGCCTAGTGGTTCCCAATTAGGAAACTCCCAAATAGCTTTACCTGCTTTGCCTTGATATGACGCAGAGCCGTTTAAAGTGTCTACACGAAGTCGATCTTGTGCACGGCGCTTCATGAACAGCGGAGTCATGCCACCATTTTCGCCTTGGTTGTCTTTATACTGTTTTAAGGCTTCTGCTGCAGCCAGCGTATACGCACTGTCTGTAGTTCCATCCTTTTTGTATATAAGATCAAGTCCACGGTGAATTTGTGGTGTGGACTGCATCTTGTCCATCATCTCATAAATCTTGTCGTTGATTACGAGAGCTTGTTTTTGTTCACGATCAATAAAGGCTTCCGTGTTGTCGTAGTTGCCAAACGGATGGCCGTTGATCTCAATCTTGCCTTCCCAATGGGTTGGCTTAGCTCTGTTTTCAAATTTACGGACGTTGTTTAACTCGGCTTTAGCTTCCAATGCTGGGAGCTTAGGAACGAGCATATGGACAGGATACATACGACCACCGGCCGATGTTCTGAAGGCAAGGCCAAAGTCATCGATAACACTTGCTTTTTGAAGTGCTTTGAGCAGCACTAAAAAGTCTTCACGATACTGTGATACTACTTCATCAATGTCTGCGTCAGGGTCTTTATTGACAATGCCCTGGTCGTTCATGACGCCAATAGCACGAAGGTAGTCTGCTGCAATCATGCCAAGGTCGGTGTTTGGTGTTACACGCGACAAAGTCTTTTTAAGGACTTCTGGTGTGACACTTGGAAGACCAAGGTTGTTTGCAATGTTTGTCATTGCTTCGTCATATTGGCTGTTAATTGTAGGAGCGATGGTTTTAGCGTTTTTGGCTAGCTCTTGAATTTTGTCGAGAGCAGCAAGACGCTTAGCGACCATTGGTCCACCAGGCTTGTCTTTCTTTGCGTAAGCAATATCAGGAACATATAGATCTGCGTAATGCTCATTGATCTGGCGCTGGTGTGCTTTGCCTGTGTAAACATCATCAAGAATATTATTAACGTTAGTAAAGCCGTTGCCGTCGATTAGCTGCTTGAAGGCTTCAATAAGATCTTTAATGCGCGACAAGATGTACTTTACACGACCCATATTTTCGCCGCGTGCTTCTTGAAGTCGTGCTGCAGTTTCAGCAAGTCCTTCAAGCATTTTTGCGGAGGGGTTTAGATCGGAATAAAGCTCTTCAACCTCAGCCATTACATCTTTGTACGTAGGATGAGATTGAATAATGCTCATTTCTTCTGGTGTAAGACGGTTTTCGACAGCATGAAAAATCTCGTGTAAGACTTTACGCTTGTCACCATTTGAAGTCAGAGTAATGAGCTCTTGGCGTCTGTAGTAAGCATCGTCGCTTGCGTTAAACTGGACTTTAAAACCATTGCCTAGTGCGTCAGCTACAAGCTGAGCGCGCTGTGCATCTGTGATTTTATTGCCAGCTTTGTGAAGTGAGCGAGATCTGAAAATATCAGCTTTATCTAGCGCTGTTGGCGACACTACATATTCGTTTATAGTTTTACCAAAAGGCGTTTTGTACGGCTCGGTTTTAATGAGCTTATTGCGCTTTAGCTGCTCAAAGATTTTTTCAGGCCACATCATTGTGATGCGACCGTTATCTTTTAGATTTAATGTTGTCTGCGCAAACTTATCAGCGTCAGCTGGATCAACTGCCGCAAATACAGACGGAGTAGAAAAGCCACTTGCATCAATTGCTGAAGCAGAACTTTTGCTTGTGCCGTGGTTTAATATAACCATACGATCGCCGTATAGTTGTTGGCCTGCGTCCATTTCTTCTTGAATTATGTCGCCGCCAGGCACACCAAAACGAGACTCTTGTTTTGTCTCAACTGGCCCAAACTCTGCGAGTGGTGCAACAACGTTGAGCAAGTAGTCTTTATGCTCTGGGTTATTAGCTACTGCTTCTTCAAGTTGAGCTTGCTTAAGAGCTTTTGTGCGTGCGTTAGCAATTTTGTTGGCAAGCTGAGCAAGCTCTGGAGTGGGAGCATTGTCCACAGCCACTTGAGCTGTTCGCATAGCATTGTCAACAGTTGCTTGATAAGCGATAGGATTTCCGATACCGCCACGCGCAAAGTTTGCCGCCATGCTATTAGGTTGCAGCATTTGGTTCTGATTAGTTTCATTTACTTCCATTCCGAGCTCTTTTGCTCGGCCTACTATTGCGTCTTGTAGATTATAAAATTCGCGTGACTGCTCACCGACACGAGAGCCTGTTTTCAAACTCTCTTCGTAGCTTTTAATTGTCGGGGCAAGGTCTGGTCTGCTGCGTTTAAGGCTTCTTAATGCAACGGCTGTTTGCTGGCGATTAAGTCCAGTACGCTGGCGCATTGCAGCTTCAGCACCACCTACAGAGTCATAGCCAGCTTTGAGGTTAGCTATGTTCTGTTGCTGTAGGTTTGCAGCTTGCGTAGCTTTAGCGCGCGCCAGGGCTTCAGATTGGGCTGTAGCGGCAGCTTCATTTTGCTGCACTTGGCCTTGGCCTGAAGTGTCTATGCCTGCACGGTTAGAATATTTGTTAATTGCCTTGTTAACGCGGTTGCGAGAGCCTGTGGCAGCGTCGATTAAACGACCACCTACTGACGCAGCAATTGTGCCGCCTGATGTGTAAGCAGCAAGCGCGGATGCACCTGTAGCTTGCATACCACCTACACCGCGACCAAAAGTGCCTGACTTTTTCAAGCCTTCGATTGGGTTGAGCAGATCGGTAAACTGGCTAACGCCACCTTTTACACCTTTTTGTGTGAAACGCGTAATGACGTTGAGTTTACGAGCTAATGCACCGAGCTCTGGGTCGACTTGGCTTAAATAGTCAATGTCTGCATTAGAGGCTTCGTTTTTAGCTCTGTTCTTTGCGCGGCGCTCTGCTGTAGCAAAGTCTGCAGATGAGGTGTCAATGCCTGCGCTTTGAGCGCGGCGCTTAGCCTCATCGAACTGCTTCATATAGGCTGTGTGAAGATCACGAAGAGTTGCGTCGGCGTCTTCAAGACTTTTGGTAGGGTTTCGATCATTGAACTGGCTTGACAGCTGGACAACATCACGAGAGACATCAGCAAGAGCTTCTTTGTCACCGCCATGGATAGCTTTAAGGCCATCCATGTTTTCTGCGGCATTTGAGGCAGCCTTTGCTGTTTCAGAGATTGCAGTGCCGCTACCTCTGATAGCACCACCGGCTGCAAAGCCTGCAGCGCCTGCTTCTTTTAAACGTGTACCGATTTCACCTTCAGCAAAGTCTTTACCGGCGTAGGCTTCAACACCTACTTTGGTAATTTCTTGGCCTATTTCTGTTGCACTTTCACCGGTGCCAGCAGCAAGCACAGCACCAGCTACGCGGGTCAAACCGCGCTTGTTGAGCAAATCCGCGATGCGTTGAGCGCCCATTTTGCCGACAACTTCTTTAGGAACACCTTTTAATATTAAGCTAGCACCTAAATTCTCTAGCACAGTCATAATAGCGCCACCCGCTGTTGCGTAGCGCACTCTTTCGTCGAGTGTCAGTCCTTCGATGCTTTTCAAGCCTTCGTTGACTTCACCGGACATAATGAGAGGCGTGGCAACAGCTGGTGCAGCAATAGACGCAATCATAGCTGGAGCAGACTCTGCTACTTTTTGGCCTGCGTAATTTAGTGCTGAGCCAATCCCTGTTACGTCATCTGTAGTAAGCGATCTGTAATTAAGATCACTTGCTTGCTGGTTTAAAGCATCAGCTTGAGCACGATTATTGGCTTCGTATTGAGCATTTACAGCGTCAGTGTCGATAGGATCAAAGCCAAAAAACTCGCGTACAGGATTACCAATATTTTCTCTGCCAAAACGCGTAAAATCACCAAGCAATCCGTCGTCCATAGCTTGGTTTGCGTCAGCTGCGTAGTTAAGGGTGTTTGCGCGTGTGGTTAAATCACCATATTCAAATGCAGTGCCGTAGGACGTGTCGCCTTGCGGTTGTGAGGGTTGAGCCTGAAAGTTCTTAATTTCCTGCACAAGTGCTCGCGCAGCATTAGTGTCTCCAGCGCGGTCAGCATTAACTAACGCACGCTCGAGCTCCTGCATTGTTGGCATGCTCGGCTCCTAAGATTTTAGATTATTTGTTGTACTTCTCAAATGCAGCGACACCTTCGCTGGTAGAAAGCTGAGGAGCACCGTTGCCTGCACCACCTGACATATCACCACCATTTTGGGCAAATATCTGGCGCACTTGATTTTCCATGGCAGCAAGACCTTGTTCCATTTGCGGGTTGTAGCCTGCAATTGAGCCATTGTTCTTGTTGTAGTAATCAAGTTTGTCTTGTTGTGCCTTGACATAGGCTTCAGCAAGCATTGCTGCTGCTTGAAGTCGCTTAGAGTTTGTTTTGGGGTCAAGCTGAGGATTGTAAGCACGCTGAATAAGCAGCATGCCTTCTCGCTGGGTAAATTGAGCACCAAGAGTTTCGCGCAAGTTCTTTTGAATAACACCTGCAACAAGCTCTTGGGTGTCAAGACTTTCAGAGTCGACAAGAGCGCGAATGCCCATGTCCCCATCACGGTCGACCAAGCGAGCTGCCGATTTAAACGGGCTCATCCAAGAAAGACCTGTGTTACCTTCGCCTGGCTCTTGTGTGGCAAGGCCATCAGCAATCATGCGAAGCATGCCGATATTGCCAGAGGAGGCAGTTGGATTGAACTTTTCGATGTTCTTACCGAACTCTTTATCGCGTGCTCGTTCTGCTTCACTCAACACACGGCCAACACCAGGATTGATTGTGTTTTTACCTGTCTGTGCTGGGTTTTTAGCTGCTTTGAATGCTGCAATTTGAGCTGGTGTGTATTGATCAGTAACGTCTTCTAAAGCACCAGTGTTTGGATTGCGCTGCATAACGCGACCAGTTTGATTGTCGCCGACCCATTCAGCTTTACCAACGTTATTCTGATTGATTAGCTGAGAATTACGGACATTAGCAATATCTGTTCTTTGATTAGACAGATCTTGGCTTCTAAGCTGCCCAGGCAGTTTCTGGTTTGCAATGTCCATGCTCTGCTGGGTGTTTTGCATGTTTAGCTCAGTTTGGCTGCGATTAAGATCGTCGATGCGGCTTTGGCGTTGATCTTGTTGGCGCTGTCTGAAACGGTTGCGAATACCATCTTGGTAGTCTTGGATGCTTCCACTTACGTCGTCACCTTTAAAAGCGCGACCTAAAAGCTGCAGTTTCATGCCTGTGTCCATTTGGCGCGGATCAGTCATGTTTGTCATCATTTGGTCGTATGTAGGTGGACCCATGGTGTTTTGCTGTTGATTAAGTGCACCACTTGTGTTGAAGAAATCAAAGAGACCCATGTGCGCCTCCGTATTTACGAACAATGCGATCCATGAAGTGCTTTACAACGCGTTTAGCTTTTGGCTTGTCTGAGATAAACTGAGCAAAAGACGCACCATAAGTAGCGTATAGCTTGAAGAACCAACGAGGGCTGTGAGCAAACATCCAGTGGCGGAAAATTAGCCAACTGTGGTTGTGTGGTCCGTAAACTTCGCGGGCTACCCAACAGAAGAGCGACATTCCTGTGCCAATAATATTAGCAACAGTGCCGATTTTGTCTGCGCCTGAAGGGCCAGTTTGTGAGCTTGAGCCACCTGCACCACCGTTGAAACCAGATAATGGGTTAAATAAGCCCATGTAGTTGCTTGCAAGTTGGAAAGGTCGATCTTGGCCTAAGTAGAACTGATTAGCAGCATCGTCCATTGCACCTTGGTTGTACTGGTTCATAAAGTTGCCTGCACCAGACATCGCGCCTAAGGCACTGTTGCCAAGATTGAATCCATTGAGCATGTTTCCGGCTGCACTAGCATTTGCGCCTTGAAGCATACCAAGAGCATTGGCTTGTTGGCCGATGTTGGTGTTAAATTGGCCGACACCTTGGTTGAACATGTCCTGCCGCACTTTTGCGCCGATGTCTGCGATACGGTCGCCTGCAAGGCCAGTCATGGTGCCTTCCATCATACCAGCGCGAATGCTGTTTGTGTTGCCACCACCTGCTGCAGTTCTGTCGAGCTGGGCTAAGTTTGAGCCAAGGTTTCTTGTAATATCGCGGCTAGAGGCGTCAATGATGCCTTGTGCCATTGGCGAATTAGCAAGGCTATTACCCATGCCAAAAGCGCCGTTAGGGTTACTTAGCATGTTTGTAAAATTGGCAATTTGGTTGCCATAGCCAGAGGTCGCATTGTAGTTATTTGCAGCGCCTGCACCTAACGCACTAGCGTTGCCCATCTGGTTACCCGCAAAATTACCTGCTTGGTTGTAATACTGCATTTGAAGTGGGTCGAGACCAGCGTAGGTTTGGCCACCATATGTAGGGTTAGCCATCATGCCGCCAATTTGGCCGCCCAAATAGTTGCTGATAGGGTTCAACGCACCCATGTAAGCGTCGAAACCTTGCTGTTGAAGCGGATCTATAGACTGTGTGACCTTGGTTTTGCCTTGAAAAAAGCTACCCATTATTTATTTCTCCATACCCAGAGTTCTTTGCCGTCTTCAAGTGTTTCCTGATAGGCAAAGCCAAAGATTTTTATAAATTTCTTGTGTTTCTTGTCTTTGGGATCGTGCAAAGCATGGATCGGACCGCCATGGGCGGTAGTAACAAGATGCCAACCTGATGCGAGCATCTGTTTGACAAGTTTTGACCACTTGGTGTGGACGACACAGTGCGCAAAGGTGCCTGTGCCAACAACGTGTTCAAAATAAATTGTGTAGCACCATCGCTGTGCCACAGGGACTTTGAGTGAATGCATCACAAGCCTCCTGCGGTTAACCTCGTATCAATTTCTGTTAAGATGTCGTTGATGCGGGATAGTGATAGTTCGATTTTTTTGAGCTCTTCATCGACATAAAACACCAAGGTTTGTGTGTCGCCTGGTGGTACTTGGCGCGAATATGGCTCTTTTTTAGTTGTGTAAGTCATTTAGCGCTCCGAATAGACCGATAGATCAAAGTCAGCGGCACTGAACGAGAAATACTCGCCTGATGGCTCTTCAATTCGATAAGCGAGAAGCCTGCCTGCAGCTTTACTGTCGATTTTGTGGTCTATGTTTGGCACAAAATTGTAGTTTGTGACGTAAGTAGGACTGTCGTCGTAAGGAAGATCGGTAAAACCTAGCTTGACTGTAACTGGAGCTGCACCAGATACAGTGATTATTTGCGGTATCATTGACACCACTTGCTTGTAAGAGCGTAAAGGCGCCTGAGTTTCATCAAGGTCTAGCCCTCGGCGTTCCACAAAAGCAGGTTTTAGTGCTTCTGGGTTTGCGACAGTGTTTAGCAAACCAGTCACTAACAAGTCATTTGCGTAAACGCGACCTGCTGTGATCGAATTTGCGTCGTCTCGGGCACTTACAAAAACTGAAATCCGCGGACTTGTGTCTTGGTAGCTGTTGTATGGGTTTGCTGTTGCGGCGTAGCTTGCAGTTTGTGTTGCGTAAGAAGTAGCACTTAACGAAATGTTGCTTTGCCCTGCACCGACAACGTTTGGAAGATCGACAAAAGACCAGGTTTTGGACTTAAGGTTGTAGACTGCAGCTCGATTACAATAATGTGTGCCAGGATAGCCAATATCAGACTCGTCTGAAACGTAACAGAAATAGACTAGATCATTGATCTCATCTAGATGCACAAAAAACTTGTGTTTGTCTTCACGGCGAAGCTCACGATAAATACGCTCTTTGACACGGCCCACAGCGATAGACTCCATCGTGATGCCATTGTGCATATAGATGTCTGTGTCACCAAAGACATAATGCTCTTTACCGGTACTGACTGCGCAGTTTTGGCTAATCATACCATCGCGGTCATAGAACTTACGGAACGAGAATACGAACTCAGAGCCAGTAAACTCCATGATTGCCGTTTCGGTTGTAGAGTAAATAATGAAAGCGTTGTTAAGCGGTAAACCATCGACAATAGGTGTCTTAAAGTTGGCAAGAATAGTAGAGCCAGCACTATTGGCAGCAGACGGTGTCCATACAACGCCGCTAGCTGGGTTAGCACGGTACTGAACGACATCAGTCCATTTGACCATAGTGTCATAGACTATGCCGCTTTGAGTCACATTAAGCGCAATGATAAAGTCTTTAAAACCTCTCATTGACACGGCTCTGTCGGCTGAAGGCCAATCGCCTACAGACATCAAGCTGTAGTCTAATGCTGACACATGGTCTCTGATGTAAGGCTCGGTTGTTTTGCGGCACAATACAGACAGTCCTGCAACCTCTGTGTGGACAAAAGGTGCGTCGTCTGTGCCTGACGTAATAGCGCCCGAAGGTGTTACGTCATCAGCAACCCCATCAATATAGCTTGTGACAGTGTTATCTGTGTGAGCCACGCATATAACTGCGCCGTCATCAGGGTTGTTGTAGGTGAAAGCTCCGGCTAAGCCAATGTGCTGTGGATTTTGTACTGTCTGGTTAAACAGATCTTTAAGGACTGGTGCTCGCATAACCCGGTTGTCATTGAAGATTACGTTTGAACCGTCGTTGAATGTGTTTGGTGGCAGGTCGTTTGGGTCGATGTCAGCAACGACACCATATTGGCCTACGTTTCGAAGTGGCATATTGGCCATACGACGCCTCCTATCTTACCAAACTGTGATTTCGACATAGCCTGTTTCACCCTGACGACCATATGATGACCCTGCGCCACCTGCGCCTAGTGTAAAGCTGATTGTCTGACCGCCTACTGATGAACTTTGGACGTACTTGGTTACTAGGTTCGCTGGGCCACCACGGAAAGCTGCCGTGTCGTAGTTATTATTGTAAGCAGAACCACCAATAGAACCTTTGCCTCGCTGAACATCACCACCGCTGTCTCCGGTTAGGAAATCTTGGTAGCCTCCTGTCCCGACAATACCCGCCGCACCACCTTTGGCAGTAATTGAGATACCCAATGTTCCGTTAGTTACTGTTGTGTCTGCACCAGCAGAGCCATTACCAGCGTTATTGCCTGAGAAAATCCAGTGTGAACCACCGCCGCCACCGCCTGATGCTTTAATCAGGATTGCTTTGGCTCCCGCTGGTACGGTGTAGCTTGAGCCGCTTGTGAAGACACGGACATCTAGTGGGTAACCACTGACGTTGTTAAACTGGGTTTGAATGTTGCTTGTGACGCCACTGAGATACCCAAGTTCTGTTGATGTAATCGTAGAACTTGCAGCAACCTTACCGCTGGCGTCTGACACCAAAGCTCTGCTGGCTGTGAGGTTTGCACTGTCAATCGTTGTAGCCGCGCCTGTAATCGTAGGCTGCTTGCTGTTTAACTGGGTCTGGATGTTACTTGTGACACCATCGAGGTAATCAAACTCAGTGTTTGTGACGCCAGTGGCTCGTAAGTCTTTGGCGTAATTGAGGTCAGTGACTGTGCCTGTGAAACCATCGAGTGTGTTTACCTCTGCTTGTGTAGCAGTAATAGCACCCGTGACATTTGGAAATGTAGCTTTAATGGCTGCTTTAATCAGGCGGATGTGATCGTCGGCTTGTGCAACGGTGTCTGTAGCCGTAGGGTTTGTGGCTACTAAGCCATTGATATAACTAGCAGTTTCTAATGCCATGTTGGGGACTCCATAGGTTTGTTGGGGCGCAAATCAAGCAGGAACCCCTAACAACAACAACTCCCGACTTTTTCGAAATGCTCTAATGATAATCGATTTGTTATTCGAAACGAGAAAGGGAGCCAATTTGTTCAGCAAAATCAATATGTTATGATAGTGTGAGTGAGTGTGTGATTAGATATAGTATCTAATGATAATTGTTTTCGAGTTGGATAAGATTTATGGGCTAAAACGTTTTTAAGAAAATATAAACTTCGAACGCAAATTTGTAGGCTTTATGGACAAACGACATTGGAGAATTACAATGGCATTCGACATCTCAAACAACATGATGATCAACTCAAATGATGAGTATTATGTTGAAATCGAAACACAATATTTGACTGATGAGTCGATTGAAGACACAAAACATTATGATATTCGTGTTGAAACAAAAGACAGTTCAACATCATTAATATGTGGTGACATAACAAATTTGAGTGAATACATAATCGACTTTGATCTTGGTGATTTGATTGAAGAAAATGGTTTCAACTCAAGAAATTAAGACGCTTAATTGCGTCTTTTTTTTTCGTTAAAGTTCGAACGCAAATTTGACCGCTTTATGGACAACAAAACATGGAGCGAATTATGCCAAAATTTATCGAAGTTAGAAAAGACGTATTTGCAACTGGTTCAGTCGCTTGTGACTTCAAAGACCTTCGCGAATTTTATCGTGAAAATATTGAAGACATGATCAAAGCGTTTGATGAGTGCAAAAAGATTTTCAAAGTTGATAATGTGAAAATGTTTGTGAGAAATTTACGAACAGCAAAAGGTCACTATCAACATTCGTCAAAAGAAATCGCAATTGATATTCGTGATCGTGATTTAAAAGCTGTCGTTTCTACAATCATTCATGAAATGACACATGCACAACAATATGCGACTAAGAAATTGTCGAACAAAGGTGCAAACTATGTGTTTGAGTCGAAAGAATTCAAACCTGTAAATTCACGAAAAAATTATGAAGCGTATCTAAATCAACCATGGGAAATCGAAGCGAGAAATAACGAGTCGAAATATATCGACAAAGTTATGAAAGCAATTGCGAAATGAAAATGAGAGTGAGATGACGAAAGTCGTCTCGCTCTTTTTTTTTTATCGAAAACGAACAAAAAACGCAGCAATCAGTTTATAAATCAATTTAGTTTTTAGACGCAAATTTCATGTCTTTATGGACAACTAAAGGAGTTTGCGATGTCAAAATTACAAGCAGCAATCGAGTTTGTTTGTGTGTCGATTATATTTATGTCGATGATGTTGTTTCTCGCGTTATGGAGTATGTGATGCTTACGTTTAAATTTGTAGAATCAAACGACCCACTAGTCGAAGACGACCAATATGAGTGTGTCGAACATTCACAATTCAGCATTCAATGTTTGACGTATCCAATCGGTGCAGATCGTTTTGTAGTCAATGAATATGAGTATGAAAACGACAAACTGCAAAGTGTAAGAGATCATGGCAGCTTTGTTTATCTTCAATCTGCGAAAGATAAAATAACGGAGTTAACAAATGGAATTTAATTCATCTGAAATCGAAAAACTGTACGAACTCGTTGAAGATTTGTTTTGGGATTACGATCGCATGTCGTCTTGCGGACAAAAAACGTTAGACAAAATCGGTGATCTTCTCAAAATACCAAAAGACTAAATATGAGCGCTTCGGCGCTCTTTTTTTCGTTTAATTCAGACGCATTTTTTATCTCTTTATGGACAACACAAGGAGATGCGAATGTCTTTTATTTGTAATTTCGAAAATCGTTATACTGACAACTATAAGTTCAGCGTGTACACAAAAGACGATCCAGACTTGCTGCATTTAAAAACGCTAGTTGCTGCGCACAATAAACGTGTGCGTGACTATGTTAAGCAGTTTAATAAAATGCCTTTGCACATTGGCGAACTAAAACGCGTTGCATTGATGGCTCGTGGACCTCGTCAAGTAAACGGTGTTCCATTGCATCCAAACGCAGTTACATCGTTGCGTCATGAATATGCCGTTTATTTCGATGTTTATATTGCTTCTAGTTCTGAAAACTATTGGCTGCAAAGACAGATCGAAACTGGTTTAACGAGATCAGAACTAAAAAAGTACGATACGTTAACGTATGAGGCAATGACACTTAAATGGAAAGGCAAGCGAAGACTTGCTGCATAACCTTACGCACAACTTACCTCGCTTTTGCGAGGTTTTTTTTCGTCTATTTGAGACGCAAATTGCTGCCCCTTATGGACAACACAAGGAGGTCGTAATGACACAATTTTATAATATGAGCATCGGCTTTGTCGACAACCACACAACGGTTGGAGAGCAATTCCAAAACCAAAGCCCAAGCGAGATGAAAGATTTTATTTACAGCTGTCTCGAAACACTTGGCGAACAAGGTGTTGATGTTGACGATGCTCTTCAGGAAGTCGAAAACATTCAGATTGAGCGTGAGTTCGATGTAGCTGTAACACTTACATTTGATCTCATGATTAAAGTACGTGCGCCAGACGAAGAAACAGCTGAAACACTTGTTCAAGGTTTCGAAGCTGAAGATTTAGTGAGTGGCGTCACAAGTTGCTATGATCTTGATGGCCTTGATAATATCGACATGCAAAGCGTTGATGTCGTCATTGATGGCGTCGAAGAAGCATGAAGAACATTTTCAAACTACTAGCGATGGTGGTGGGCGTAGTGCTCATCATCATCGGTTTAATTGTTCCAATATTGTTTCGGAGACCAAGAGATGACTAGAAAACATTATTATTTCTTCGCGCAGTGGTGTGCACATAACAACATCAGTGATCATCGTATGGATGAGCTTTGCGAGTTCTTCAAAGAAGACAACAGAGCATTCAAACGTAATATCTTCATGAATGTTTATCGTGCAGCCAAGGAAGAGTATAACGAATATAATAACAACGTAGTTGAGAGGCTGAGAGCGTGAGCTCTCGGCCTTTTTTTATTTCTTTTTTTTCGTTTGCGAATTTTTAAGTGCTTTCGATGTTGGCGCACCTTTCGATCCTGGCTTTCTCATTTTTTCGCCGGAACCTGCTTTAATGCGCTTACGTTTAGCGTGAATGTTATCCCACAGTCCACGAGGCATTTAGCACTTACGTCCTTTGCCTTTTTTCTTTCCATATGCCA